CTGGTTCTTTTACTAATTCAGGCTGACCTACCGCTAGTTGTGCTTCAGCCTTTTCTTTGTCGTAGTCCCCTTCTTCATCTTCACTATATCGCTTGAAGGTGATTGTAATAGTGTCGTCTTCTTCCTCTTTCCATCCGATAACATGCCTTTCTTCTAGGCTTTCCCGAACTACAAGAGCTTGCCGTTTACTAAGAGTGACTTTATTTGATAAGCCTACTTCTAAAGACTCTACCTTAGCTATGTCTGCTTGGTCTTGAAACTTGCTTCTCAGAGAAACAAGTCCAACCGAATCTGGATTTGCCGGAGCACGAGTCACAGCAAGATGGTCTAATTCTACCCCTTGAACTATAACTCGCTCAACGTCGCCTTCATCATTCTGAATAACTTGAAGATGAGTAAACCATCCCCCTATAGACTGTCCAATTGGCTCGCCTCTTTGAACACGTCGCAACAACGACTTGGACAAATCTTCGTCATCATAAAGTCGAGCCGTAACTCTTAGAATAAATTGAGCTTCGGCTGCACAGTATGATTGCCTAACCTCTTCAGCGGGCACTACTTCTGCATGAACAGTTCGTCCAATAACCTGATCCCATTCTACTGCTCCGAGAGATCCATTATTGTGCTTCGGAAGATATGGAACCCCGTTAGCAGACATCATTTGAACTGCCATTTGCTTTAGAGCCCGCATTGACATTTCAGTACCGTAGAAATCAACGCTTGTAGAACTAGCAATGCCGCTAAGTAACGGGAGGTCGCTCCAGTCAACTTCGTCGTCAGCCCCCGGATCGCCAGTTGCGTCTGGCTGTAACAAAATGCCATCCCCGTCGTCAATAATAACACGTTCGGATAATCCCATCTCATCTACAACGTCGGACAAATCTAACGAGTTTTCACTACGACTAATTCCTGTGGCTTTCGTTGCAGATTCTGAAGCAAGGCCGCTGAATGGAAAACGGCACCGGACCGAGTAGACCTTCTTGCCTTCGTCTGTGATTGTTTCTGGCTTTGTCCAGTCTATGCCTGGAATCGACATCGCATCTATAACGCTCATGAAATCTCCTGTTCGTGTTCAAGCACCTCATGGGCGTCGATAGAAGGTTATCGTCTAAGGGGGTACTAAGTCAAACAATTCAACTAATAGTATTTGAAAAAGAGGTAGCAGTTCCAGAAAGAACTTCATTTTTAGTCCAGACAACAATAACACATCGACACTTGGCACCACATTCAGTTTGCCCACCAGGCATCAAGGTAAAGTCTTCCACTCTTCTAAATCCCATCTCGCCCTCAACGGCGCACGTTGGACACGTTCTTCCATCTCCAACACTCACCCACTCAGCATACCACTCAGTAGGCACTATTGCTGGTTCGTTCGAGTCTTGACTAACAACCGAGCTTCCCTCTATAAGCCCTTGAGCCATTGCAGAGGTACAGAGATTAACAAGCTTTCCAGTCCAGTTTGACGTTCTAAACTTCTGAGCGTCAACCATTTCGCTTGCTACTTTAGCCGCCTCGGACACGTCCATTGCTTGATTTACTTTGTCTGGAACATCGTATATCGCTCTTGTCTCTGGCACGGCATTGCTTTCAATACTCATCGCAGCAATTAGCATAGTCATTTCTACTTTCAGGTCGTTTAATAGCCCGCCAGTGTTGGTTAAGTACACCATAGCTTCGTCGCCATAACTTAACGACTTCTGCAATACATTAGAAAGAACCTGTTGTCCTGTGAAGTTTCGAGCAGCGTTCGCTCCAATGCTTCCAGCTTTTTCGTAATATTTTTCAGAAACCATATCCCACTCGATTCCAAGCCTGTCGATGTGATTGTTTATTTTACTGATCAAAGTGATAGCGTCTGCGTCAGTTAAGCTGTTTGGCTTGTAGTTTGATGAAACTTCAGATACAATGCTGTTTTTCATCTTGTCATAAATGGGCAGTATAGCTTTCTGGTATTCAACTACCACATTGTGAAGCTTGACAAGATCAACCGTTCTAACGTCAGAAAACTTTCCGGCAGGTTGCCATTCGCTTGGCAGGTCTTCGTTGCCCATGAGATCGCGAGTACATATATCGCCGTCGTTATCGTGAGAGTGCCCAAGAACTGACATGGGCTCTATTTCTTCCAATTCTTCTAACTCTTCCAACTCTTCATTGTCTGGAGAGCTAGCTGTTCCAGGCCCGCCTTCGTTATCTGTTGGCTCTGTAACCATCCCGCCAGTACCACCAACGATCTGCTTAAGGGTAAACGTTCCTTGACCAGTAGTGATAGTCATCACATCACCGTCAACGACAGGAGCTAACCCGAGGTCTTGCCTAGCCTCGTTTCGAGTCATTAGTCCCTGCATTACAAAAGTATTGAGCGCGGCTGATTTTTCTTTCTGCTCAAGAGTACTTAGCTTGGACTCCCGATCAAAAGTAAACGAAATGTCTTTTAAAAGGCTCTTGTCTTTAATAATTAATGGAAGAAGTCGAGCATTTATTTTGGCTTCAATAAGCTCTAAGATCGGATTAATTAGATGACTGGTACTGACATCAAGCTGTACTTGACCAACCGACCTGGGAATGTCTTCAGTTGCTCCCATCTCAATCGGGAGAACACCAAAGACTCGCCAAATAGTCCTTCTAACCTCACCTATAACATTGACAAAATCTACGTCCTTAGCTTTATGGCGAAGCTCGACCCAACTCGCTCCAGTACCTTTTGGGTCAGGCGTAGTAATCACGCGAACTTTGTGATCCTTGCCTCTCATGTTCTGCAAATCAGCCATAGCCGCACTCGCAGCCTGGCCCGCAATACCCGTTAATACTAGTATTCCTGGAGGAATTTCGTCGGCATCCATAGCGAGCATCGTGTGTTCACTGCTTCTCAGCATCGTAATCACTTCGTTCACTATGCTTTCAATAACCGGACTTCCAAGCGGCGACTGAGTGTTTGCGAAGACTCGCATGTATATAATCTGCTCCGGCGTAAACAAGGCCCGCTTCGCCGCTCCGTCTTCAGTTCCTTCCTGCGTATACGAAAGATTGGACGCGTCTACTCCGGTGTAACTCTGCTTGTACCCTTCAACGTGCCCAAATTGGTCCACAATAGGGTAGATTGTACTTCCTCTCAGAGCTACTAGTTCCTCCAGATCTCCATTTGCATCAAATATGCCGTCTTTGGTCCATTTTCCGCCATAGACATTCTCTATAACACCAGCATCAAACACCAATAAGTCAGTTATTACCTTTGTCCAGATCTCTTGCCATGTCTCACCGTCTCTATTGGGAGCCTTTAAAAAGCTTTGAGCACGATCCGCTTCATCAAGTAATTTATCATATCCGTCAGTATCGGGCGACGCGGTTGGAGCAATCAGCCAATTCCATGTTGCAACGCGACGACAAATAGCATCAACACACGCCCTAACATCTGGAACCCGCTGGTAAACTAGCCACAATTGTTCATTCGTTAGAATACGATTGTATGAACCATACTGCTCAGACGATAGTACGCTCGCTCCGAAAAGCACACTGGCAGCCTGACGGCCAACACGATCTCTTTCATCCATAGCTGGCCTACTGGAATTTTTTTTCGACGCCAACCAGCCCCCAGGGTTCGACTTAGGCTTTCGAAGATGCACCACGTTTCCGTTGTAGGCTTTAATCTTGTCCGTCATTCTAACCTCTCAACCACATGATAACAGACCCAGACAGAGTTCTCATTTGAATAACTTATTATATCTATTGCAGCACACGACAAATTGCAGTATACTACTGAAGGAGGAAGCAACATGTCAGAGATACTTTGGGGCGAAATGCACTGTAGCGAAGGCTCTTTTACTATTCAAGAACTAACCCCTGAAGGGGAAATATTTTCAACATTGTATACATGTAACGGCATTCCAGACTATGCCAAGCTTCCAAAAGATCTTGGAGGAGAGACAGTTAAAATACTTGCCGACACTCTAAAAAAGTGCCCAAACAATCTATGCCAACACAATACCGTGGTTCATTTTTTATTAAAAGCTACACAGACAGAGACGGAGACAAAGATACTTTGTGTCGCTAGATGCCCTGACCACGGATGGCAATTTTACGAACGAGTTCACTTAGAAGAATAATGGTTTACCCTCACACTTCAAAATCTAGCGAATTAAAACATGTTCAACTATTCAAGTATGCAAAGCTACACGATATTAGACTGGAATGCTTCTTGTACCTTGGAGCAACAATAATTCAGTCCCATGCTCCAATAAATAGGGCACAAAAATCAACAAACCGACTCGCCAAGGATGCCTTTGCTAACATTCTGCCGACTAAAAAGAAGCCCGCAAAAGAAGTTCGTTTCTTCAAGCTTTCTTGCGACGGCATGTATCAAGACGGACTCTTTGGTCTTTTTGTCTGCATCGCTCCAACGCCTTCGAATCACAAAGAACACAGGCTTATGATTTTGTGTCAGGACATAATGAATCAGAATAAATTTAACAGTTATCGTAAGTTTAGAAAGAAAAAACGAAACTCAAATTACTGAGTAACTTCCACCCATTTCAAGCATGTCGCACGCTACTCTGTCGTAGACATCTGACAGCCTATAGTGGTCAGCACCAGCACCGCTTTCCCAAACAATACGCCCCTTCCCTTCATTAAGAACCCGAGTCGGCACTCTCATCTGATCACTCCACCCAAGGACTGTAAAGACGTCTTCAGGAAAAGTTCTTCTCTTCTCAATCATGTCTTCAAAAGTGGCGTCAAATACTGCCGTTCTGTCTACTGTAACTACGCTTGTCTGGTAGTCAACTTTCATACCGTACCGCTGAGCGCCTACTCTTGGCGTCGGATAAAACCTACAAAGGTACACAAGCGTTCCACCGTGGTCTTTATACCAGTCTCGAAGCTCTTGACACTTTCTCATCTCTGGTGCGACATCAACAACTGCCACTGTCACGTAGTATCTATCAAATATTTCCCTAACTGCTTCAAAGTCTCTAACTGCTCCTACCCAGCGAGCAACCCGTCTAGGCTTTCCAATTTCTACACCTTCTTCAATCGTGCTGATAGTGATATTAATTACGCTTCCAATATCAACTCCAGCAGTCACGATCTTGTCTTTGTAAAAGTCACCACCTTGATAGTCCAGAGCATCTCCAGTCGCACAATCACCAAGCAGTGCATAAGTCAGCTTCGCGCCACTAAACTCAAAAGGAATACCCAAGACAGAAGTGTAGAACGAACTCAAGCTGTCGCTACTTCCCTGAGCAAGCATCCATTCGCAATAAATCATCCACAAGCTATCTGAAAGAACATCTAAACGACTCATAGTGTACCCATGACAATGCCTGCCGGGGTAAGTCTGTATCCATGAGCTTCTTTCTGCATTTCTGACAAAAGGCTGCTCACAACGAGAGCAAATTGGCCTAATGTCAAATTGGGGCATCGCTTTCTTTGCTTTCGAATCGAACAGATACTTGCTCCGACGAATATCTCTCGGAACCCATTGACCGTCATTGTCTTTAACTATGCAGTTCCTAAACCAGTCGATTTTCTGCCAATGGTTACAGTGTGAGCAGACAAAGCAGAATTTTCGCTGGTCGCTTTCATTGTAGAGCCTACTAATACCCACTCGTGGAAGAGTCGGGTTGCCGAGCTTTACTTCTTGCGGAAAAGGGCTAGCTCTAAGTCTGTCTTTTGCTTTGGTAAGGTTTGCTGGGTCGCATTGATCGAACTCGTCAACTATTAGCGTGTCTGCTGAAAACTCAACGAAATCGCCTGTTGTATTGCTGCCGAGAAACATGATGCGGCCATCCCCAAACCTCTTCATTTTTAAGTTCCCGCTTTTCGCGCTACCTGTCGACTCGAACGACTTTTTCCCTCCTGGGCACTTGTTTCTGTATGCTGGCACGGTAGCTAAAATGGGATCTATTCTATTCTTAACAAACCGGTCACGGATACTATAGGTAGGCAAGCAATATGCGACAATCCGGCCATCCCAGCCACTCTTGTTTAAGGCTAGTTGAATGCAAAGCTCACTAACTCCTGTCTGAACAGCCTTTCTAACAACTATGTCGTCATGAACTGGGAAGTCCCGGTACATCTCCACAAGATAAGGCATGTTCTTAAACTCAAGAGGGTTGCCTCGGGTATTTCTGTGCGTTGTAACAGCCATGCCGAGCAAAGGGTACAGGCTTGAAATTGTTGATAGCGTTGTTTTATACTGGTCAATCACTTGTTAGCCAACATAGTAGGTACCACTGGATTCAAATTTTGCACTGTTTTTGTCGTTCTCGCGCACTTCAACTGAAACAATTGAGACCCGGCCTTGCGTCTTAGACTGCACCCACTCTTGAGCATAGTCGAAGACATATTTTGAAGTTCCCTCCATTCCAACATCGTTAAAGACAGTAAGCTTGCAGGCCCCCATCTTTTCAAGAGTTCTAAAGTTCCCTAGTAAGGGGTCGTCTTGGTCAAGTAAAAGAGTGTGATCAAATTTGTCATCTAGCCATTTCTTCATTTCAGACAAATCGCCAAAGTCCATCACGAACCCGTTTTCAGTTCTCTCAGATGCTTGAAACCAAATAATAAACTCTCGGCTGTACCCATGAATAAAGGCACAATGGCCCTTGTGACGCCAACGACGATGAGCGCAAGGAAAGTTCCGAAAGGTCTTACTGCTACTAAACACAGTTAGTTCACTCCCATTAGTCTCATTACTTCTGCTCGAGCACTTTGGCTCTCTCTGAACGTTCCCCTCATAGCAGAGGTTAGCATTGACACTCCTGGCTTTCGAACACCCCGTGTTGTCATACATAAATGAGCAGCTTCAACAATAACTGCCACTCCTTTCGGTTGTAGACATTCTTCAATTGCGTCAGCAACTTGAGCCGTTAGCTTTTCTTGAATCTGAAGTCGTTTCGCATATAGCTCTGCAACTCTTGCAAGCTTAGAGATTCCAACAACGCGATTGCTTGGCAGGTATGCAATATGGATCTTTCCAACGATAGGCACCATGTGATGCTCGCAATGGCTTTCCATTCTTATGTCCTTTAGAACTACAATCTCGTCGTACCCGCCCGACTCCTCGAACGTTCTAGACAGAACTTCCTTTGGATCAACATCGTACCCCCCGAACCATTCGCTGTAGGCTCTCACAACTCGCTCCGGGGTGCCAAGGAGCCCCTCCCTATCGGGGTCGTCCCCGGCGTAGGCCAAGAGCGTCCTAACCGCAGATTCCGCTTCTTGTTGTGTTGGCTTCATTTCTTTATTCTCCAGTTTCAAACGGCAATATGCCTATTTAATGTTAAACACCTTTTCAGCGTTCTTTGACGCTCTCGCTAAATCCATAATAAGTTTTTGCGGATCTCGGAAAGTTTTGTTTGCAACTTGTTGATCAGGTAAGCAGTTGCTCCAGCTTATTCCATGAACCTGAGCATATTTAGCAGCAATCACTAAGTTCATAAGAACTTGATTGTATCCTGGGACAGCGAAGTTGAAACGAACGCCTCGCTCCTCAAGGGCTGACGCAAACTTCAGCCAGGAGTAGGCACTGTGAATGCCAATCAAACTTACTGCTCCCCGATTAAGGCTGTTCTTATCTGCTAAGTGGCTTTTCTTTAGACCCAGCGATACAAGGCAAGACTTTACTCCTGGGTCTAGCTTTGACCAAGGAGTCTTTACTATCTCGCTCCAGCTTTGAGACTTCACGCCGACCGCTGGAACAAAGTACCCAAAAGATCCCCACCTAAGCCCCTCCTCCCAACTGCTGGCGTCTACCCCGTTAATCCTTGTCGAGGCAACCTTCATTCCACGACCAAAGCCCAGTCCATGAAGCCAAACTTCGTCTCCGACAATGTCTCTAATCTTAGCAATCCGACTCGAATAGTAGTCCATAGGCATAGAAACCCCGCCAGCTACGCATAAGGCGTTCCCGGCCTGAGACAACTCTCTTGCCTCGCCGACATTGTCGAAGCCTGTAAGAACGGCCATAGGCTTCAAGCCTTTTGCAACCATTTTTTCTAGGTTCAATTTGCTTTCTTTTGCGTTGCCAATAACATCCAGAGCAACATAATGGTCAAACAAGTGCCCGTTCTCTTGGCAGAACTCGATATACTTTGAAAGCTCAATCACCTTTCCAGCATTAAAAGCACTAAAGGCGCCGCTATCAAGAGTCCACCTAATAAAGCCCTGCGTTGACTTTGCTAGTCGAACAACATTGTCGCTCATAAAGGCGTAGCTAACGAGAATGTTCAGCACTTAGAACTCCAAAGGCTTGATTGTACAGAGTTCTACAATCACTTCAGCGTCGGGAGTGCCAACCATGCCTGCTTCAGCGGCAGATTTTGTGATCTTTTCAAATTCTTCTTCTGTGAACTTTATTACAACACCAGAAGAACTAGAGCGTTCTCCTAGTCCTTCATCGTTCTCAAAGTCCATGTCGTCCCAAGACCCCGCCAACGCCAAGCCTGCGATCTCTGACTCACTCCACCCAAAAGAATCTAGGTCGAGATCAGGTGCGTTCTTTGCAAGCATGTCTAAGGCGCCGGACAATTCACCAAAGTCCCAGTCAGCGAGTTCGGACGATCTGTTGTCTGCTATCGCGAACGCTGTTGCTTCCACATCAGTCTCGTCAACAATAACTGCCGCAACTTCCGCCCACCCCATCTCTCGCATCGCTTCAACTCGACCGTTTCCTGCACGAACAATCATGCCCTGTCGCTGTACCACTACCGGAAGACGCTGACCGAATCTGTCCAAAGACGCCTTAATTGCCCCCAGGTTTCGTTCGTCATGCTTTCTTGCATTTTTAGGGTCAAGCTGAAGCGACTGTATTGGAACACACAGATGTCGCAGTTGTTCCGCAATATTACTTTCTTCACTAACCATTGTCTCTCCTACGGAAGCCCGATTAATTTATGAGTCTGAACGCTTACTCTCCAACCAAGTAGACTTGCTAGCTCTACTGACGCCATAGACGCCTCATGCGTACCCGTTACCCCGTCGTCCTTGGGCTGGATAAACCTGTGCTCAAACTTCCATTCAGACATCGCTTCAAGTTCGCTTTCATTCCACTGAGGCATCACTACTTTTAAGTCGGCCCCTTCCCGGATTTTTACTTGTTCTAGAGAAGTCCTGTCGCTGTTTAATGCTTTAGGAGAGACGGTTATGTGATCAAACTTACCCAGGAAGTCACAAGTCACTGTACCGTTAGTCTCTATTGCCACTCGAACCCCTTCCTTATGAAACATGTCTAGTAGGCGCTCCCCTTTTTCTCCCTTCAACTGAAGCATGGGCTCCCCACCACTAATAACCACAAAGGGGCGCTTCCAGTCCGAGGTAAGTTCGCACACCCGCCCCACCACATACTCAAGGGTCACTTTTGTACCATTAGCAAACTGCGTATCACACCAGAGAGCACAATCCCCCCTCCCCTTCGTGCGATGCTGCTCGTGTCCGCTCCACATGTTGCAACCACTCAGTCTCAAAAAAACTGCCGGGCTACCAGCTAGACTTCCCTCACCTTGCATAGTAGGAAATATCTCCACAACACTTAACGTATCCATCCGGCATTCCTCCGTTATTTGATGGCTGGTAAGAGACTATCAGTCTTTACAAGTGATGTCTAACAGGCCGTCCATGCTCGACTCTGGTATAGGCTTTAATCCTACAATAGTCCACACTTCATACTGGTGCCCGTCTGGACGTTGGTAGAGCGATACTTGTATTCCGCATCTATTGATCTGGGCGCGCTGAACAATGCTTCCCGACGCTATATCTTGAAGTAGAGCAATTGTGGGCCTGTCCAAGTACATTCTGCGGTCCCCTTCTCTTGCTGGACCACCTACTAGCACTGTTTTTAACAGCTTGTCTGTCGTGCTTGTCTGAAGCGGACGGTTGTTCACATCTATTAGTCCCTCTTTCCAAATCATTGCGCACTCCAAAATTTTTTAAAAAAAATAAATTGACTTCCAGGGCACTGGATACCCGCACTATAACTTGAAAAACACTTTCAGAAGAATAAAACAGTGCGCAACTCGCTGGGTGAGGAAAAATATAAGTTGTAGAGGAATACTGTTTTCAGTCGTACTTTTTGAAGGGGCAAAGGCACCCCCCCCTCCTTCAGGGAGGGCACGATGGCAGCAAAGCTTAGTGCCTGGCACACTGCTAGGCACGCTGCTAGGCACGCTGCCATGCGTAGGCAGCGCAACATGCGTAGGCACGCTATATGCGCGATGGCTGGCAGTATGCGTGGCCGCAGAGCCCAAAGCTGCCTGGCTAGGCTAGCTGCTGAGGGATAATGCTAACACGGTTGGCAGTACAGGGCAACAAAAGAATCAACATAGTTGAGGGCAGGCGCTAACACACCTGACGTCAGAGCTCAAGCTTTCATTGCATTTTTTGGTGCGCTACTGCGAGCAGTGCTCACACAGTTAGCAGTACAAAGCAACCAATAAAAC